CAAGTATTATCTGGATGTTGCAAGAAATCTACTACAGGATACTGGTATCAAGACAAAGATTATCAAACAGTATCTACCTGTAATGAACAAACTAGTAAACGGTTATCTATCATCTATGGATTTCTATGTCAACTTCAATATTGATGAAAACTTTAGTGAAACTATTAAGTCTCGTTTCAGAGATACATTCAATTATAATAGTTTCAGTGAAGGTGAGAAGATGCGTATTGACCTTGCATTACTCTTTACTTGGAGAGCGATTGCTAAAATGAAAAACTCCACAAATACAAATCTTCTCATTCTTGATGAAATCTTTGACAGTTCTCTAGACGGAACTGGAACAGATGACTTCCTAAAGATTCTGAATACATTCCATGACCAAAATGTATTTGTTATTTCACACAAACAGGATATGTTGTTTGATAAATTTAGGAGTGTAATCAAGTTTGAAAAAGTTCAAAACTTTAGTAGGGTTGCATAATGGGAAAGAGAAGTGATTTTGAAAGAATACCAAGAGACTTTTATCCAACACCAAAGAAAGCGGTAATACCTCTTGCAAGACATTTACCAGACCAGTTCAGTTTTGTTGAACCATGTGCTGGTGATGGTAGGTTAATTGAACACTTGAATAGTTACGGTGGTTACTGTAAGTGGGCAAGTGATATCGAACCACAATCAGAATTTGTTATGAAAGCAAATGCATTTGATATTGAACAAAGAGCACAGTTCACAATAACAAATCCGCCATGGGATCGTAAGATATTGCATCCTATGATATGGCATTTTTCAAGCATTAATCCTACATGGTTATTGTTTGATGCAGATTGGATACATACTAAACAATCAAATCCCTTCTTGACAAGACTGAAAAAAATTGTTAGTATAGGAAGGGTAAAGTGGATAGAAGATAGTAATAGTGTCGGTAAGGACAACTGTTGCTGGTATCTATTCGATAACACAGATATGGTAAAACCTATCGAATTTTGGGGAAGAGATGATATATAAACTATTAGAACCAACAAGTCCAGTTCTAAACATTAGAATGGATGAGTTCACAATTGACGAACTAAAAGAGAAACATAAACTTACACCACTAGAACTTCTAGAGAATCTATCTGGCACAATGGCGGCAATGGGTGGTATTGGATTGTCTGCAAATCAATGTGGACTTCCTATTCGTGCATTCTGCATGTATACAGATTTTGATAAAAAGGATGTTGCTCTTTTCATGAACCCCAAGATTATTTGGGAATCAGAAGAAACTGATTTCTATAAGGAAGGTTGTCTAACCTTTCCATTCCTCTTCCTAAATGTGAAGCGCCCTAAGATGGTTGAGTTTGAATATATGGACAAAGACGGTAGTACACAGAAGTCTAAGTTTGCTGGATTATCCTGTAGAGTATTCCAACATGAGTATGACCATATGGAAGGACGGAACTTCACACAACTCGTGTCTAGGTTGAAACTAGATATGGGCCTCAAAAAAGCAAGGAAAATGAGGAAAAAAGCAGAAGAAATCCAAAAATTACGAAAAACCTCTTGACATTTGTTCTCAGAACAGATATACTGTAATTAATGAGTTGGGAGATTGTTCTCAAAATAAATTAAAAAAAGTTTTGAAAACATCTTGACTTTGTTATGAAAACAGTATATACTGTATATACAAACTGAGAAAAGGAAAATATATTATGGCACATGAACTTGAAATGGTAAACGGACAGGCCCAGATGGCATATGTGGGTGATGTTCCATGGCATGGTTTGGGAACTAAGGTTAATCCAGACCTAACACCAGATCAATTCCAGAAAGTTGCTGGACTTGATTGGACAGTGGAGAAACAACCACTGATGACACCTAACGGTGTTAAAGTTCCGAATAAAGAGGCGTTGGTTCGCTCTTCTGATAATTCGGTATTAGATGTAGTTGGAACAGGTTGGAATCCTGTTCAGAACTCAGAGGCATTTGAATTCTTCCATGACTATGTTATGGCAGGAGATATGGAAATGCATACTGCTGGTTCACTTAAAGGTGGACAGATGGTTTGGGCACTTGCAAAGACAAAAGAGTCTTTTGAGTTGTTCAACGGTGATGTGACTGACAACTACTTCTTGTTTACCAATCCACATCAATTTGGTAAATCTATCAACATTCGTATGACACCTATTCGTGTTGTATGTAACAATACACTTACTCTTTCCCTATCACAAGAATCTGATAAGATGGTAACAGTAAACCATCGTAAGGCGTTCGATCCAGATATGGTGAAAGAACAAATGGGTATTGCTCGTGAGAAGATGGAACAATACAAGTCAATGGCAGAGTTTCTTGGAAACAAGCGTTACACTGCTGACAATGTAATCCAATACTTCAACGAAGTGTTTGGTGCTCCTGCTAAGGAGAAGGTTGACAATGTAATCCCATTCACTTCTCGTAATGCTAAACTTGCATATGAGAACTTGGATGTCCAGCCTGGTGCTAACTTTGCACAAGGAACATGGTGGACTGCGTTCAACTCTGTTACCAATATGACAGACCATCTTCAAGGTCGTGAAGATGACTCTCGTTTGGTTAGTGCATGGTATGGTCGTAACCGTAAGGTTAAACTGAATGCACTTGATAAGGCGCTTGAGTATGCTGAGGCTGCTTAAGCGACTATATAGTATTGGGTGCTGTTCGTAAGTCGCCCAGTTCGGTGCAAAAAACAGAATACCTACTCTTGCACCACAAATGGAGTTTGGCAGTTCTCCTCTAATTAAAAACTGCCACTTGATATATGAGAAATAATACTTATATAAATAATATAGTGATACGCCTAATGGGTGTCACTATTAGTATCTTGCTTAACAAAGGAGAAAAACTATGGTAAATACTACTACTCTATTTGACCCTTTCGACAGGGTTAAAACCTATTCTATCGGTTTCGATAGAATGTTCGACAGACTTTTTGATGAAAGTTTTGTTGCAACAACTAACTACCCACCTTACAATATCGTAAAAACTTCTGATGAGAAGTATGCTATTGAGATCGCCATCGCTGGTTTCTCAAAAGATGATATTGAAGTTGAGACTAAAGAAAACACTCTTGTTATCAAAACAATTGATAAGAAGGAAGAAGAAGAGGACAAGACAGAATATCTACACAAAGGTATTTCTGCTCGTTCATTCAAGCGTTCTTTTAATCTCGCTGACGATGTGGTAGTGAAGGATGCGACCTTTGAGAATGGGTTGCTAATCATTGACCTTGAAAGAATCGTTCCAGAGGAAAAGAAACCTCGTAAAATCTTTATTAGGTAATTGATTTGGGAGTAGGGGAAAAATCTCTTGACAATTCCCCTACTTTTTGTTAATATAAACAAATCACACATAAAGTGTGAATTTTTTGAAATGGAGACATTATGGCTAGAAAAGCACTGACTAAAAAAGAGAAAGTCCTAAGACTTCTTAACACAGGTAAAAATGTTACCTGGCAAACAATCAGAGACAAAACTGATTTGAAATCGCCAAGAGCGATGATTGATACCCTAAGAAATGAAGGTAACTGTATCTATGTAAACAAATACAAAGGACAGACTGCCTACAGATTGGGTGAACCATCTCGTGGCGTGATTGCTGCTGGTTTGAAAGCATTGTCTGGTTCAGACTATTCTTACGCAAACTAAATCAAAAAATTAGTGGGGGCTCTGCCCCCACTCTACTTAACTTATAGGATGTAACTGGTGAAAAAGATTGACTACAAATATTCAGAAGATAAAATTCTGAACGAACTACAATCGTATATTGATAGCACATATCAAGCACACTATTCCCAAAACAAATTTCAAGCAACAGAATTCATCATGGACAGTGGACATGGTGAAGGATTCTGCATCGGGAATATTTTGAAGTATTCTCAACGCTATGGAAAAAAAGATGGCAAGAACAGAAATGACTTGCTAAAAGTGATTCATTATGGTATAATGGCACTTCATAATCATGATACAATGGAGAAAAACTGATGAAACTTAGTAATGATACAAGAGATGTTCTCAAGAACTTCTCAACCATTAACCAGAACCTTCTGGTAAAAAATGGTTCGGTGATAAACACAATGTCTGCAATGAAGAACATTGTGGCAAAGGCAACTGTGCCTGATTCTTTCAATAACGAGTTCGCAATCTACGATTTGAACGAATTCCTTTCTGCACTATCTCTATTCAAAGATCCATCTCTGGACTTTGATGATAAGGCAGTAAAACTAAAAGAAGAGGGTGGTGGTAGTTCACTGAACTATTTCTTCAGCGACCCTTCAATTGTAACTGCACCTAAAACAGAAATCACAATGCCTTCTGTTGATGTAGAGTTTACATTCACACAAGAAACATTCAATGCAATTCAAAAAGCATCTGCTGTTCTTGGTGTTCCAGATGTAGTTCTTAAAGGAACTGCTGGTGGTGATATCAATCTAACTGTTACTGACAGAAAGAATGATACATCAAATGACTTTGCAATCAAAGTTGGTGAGAATGCAACATCTGATTTCACATATTTCTTTAAGGTAGAAAACCTAAAACTCCTTGCTGGTAATTACAAGGTTGAAGTTTCTTCTAAAGGTATTTCGCATTTTACAAATACGAACAAACCAGTTGAATACTTTATTGCTCTCGAAGCAGCCTAAACCAGAAGGGATATATTATGAATGATGTGATACTATGGGTGGAGAAATATCGCCCATCTAAAATTAGTGAGACTATTCTCACAGATGATCTTAAAACAACTTTCCAGACCTTTGTGAATGAGGGTTACATTCCTAACCTACTATTGAGTGGTGGGCCTGGCGTGGGTAAAACCACAGTTGCTAAAGCAATGCTTGAGGAACTTGGTGCCACATATATGATGATAAACGGTTCTGAGGAATCGGGTATTGATGTTCTGCGAAATAAAATAAAGAACTTTGCGTCTACAGTCTCTATGGATGGTAAACGCAAATTCGTTATCCTTGATGAGGCAGATTACCTAAACCCTCAGTCTACACAACCAGCGTTGCGTGGATTTATTGAGGAGTTCCACAAGAATTGTGGATTTATTCTTACCTTTAACTTCAAGAACCGTATCATCGAACCTCTACACAGTCGATGTTCTGTAATAGAGTTTAAGATTCCTTCTAATGACAAACCTAAACTTGCTGGACAATTCTTCAAGCGTGTTCAAGACATTCTAAAAGAAGAGGGTGTTCAGTATCAACCGAAAGTTGTTCAAGAACTTGTCATTAAACACTTTCCAGATTGGAGAAGAGTTCTAAACGAACTACAAAGATATTCTGCATCTGGAATGATTGATGCTGGTATTCTGGTAAATATTTCAGAATCCAACATGAAGGATTTGGTTACTCATCTTAAAAACAAAGATTTTAAAGATGGTGTTCGTAAATGGGTTGCAAACAACCTAGACAATGATCCTTCTCGTATGTATCGTAAGATTTATGATACTCTATACGAAGAAGTTGATTCTTCAACTGTGCCACATCTTGTTCTCGCAACAGCAGACTATTCTTATAAATCTGCTTTCGTTGCTGACCAAGAAATCAATATGCTTGCATATATGATTGAGATTATGTCACAGGTGAAGTTCAAATGAGTTACGAACTAAAAGAATATCTTAATTCAATCAATGTAACAAAACAAAATCTCATGGAGAGTGACGATCCTTTATGGGAAAAGAAATATTCACCATACATTGTGAATAAATGTCTCGCACCATTCAATGATACAATTGGATTGGTGAATGAGATGAATATGCGTCACCACCTTGACAACAAACTACAATACGACTTTTTACTAAATAGTATCAGATCTATGAAACGATTTGCGCCATGGGTGAAGGCGAAGAAGTTGACAGATTTAGAGTATGTAAAAGAGTATTATGGTTATAGTAATGAAAAGGCCAAAAGTGCTCTTGCTATACTTGATAATGAACAGATAACCACTATTAAAAATAGTTTGAAT